TATTGTTTAATCATTAATATACCTGCCACATCTAAAGGCGAAGCACCTAAACCTGTTGTTTGATATAACATATCTGCCGTTAGTCCTCCTGATGCCGCATCTGCGTCATCATCAAATGCGGGAATAAACTTAAAGGTGATACCTTTTGGTTCTACTCTTAATTCACCCTGTTCAACACCATCTGTAGATATTATTGTTACAATATCTTCCATTATTGTAATATTAGATGTTGTTCCACCACTACTTGATGATATTACTATATCCGTATCTAATGATATTTCTTGTAATCTATTATTTGATGGTGTATCAACACTCAAAAAAATAGATGTTAAATCCAAACCTACTGATGTTGTATCACTCGCATCACTTGAACTTAAACTAATATTAGTAGTATCTAATCCAAGTGATGAAACTTCATTTGTTACATAATTTTCTTTATAAAATCTTGTAACACCTAACAAACCAGATGGGTCAAACTCTAAACCAACTCTTGTATCACCTGTTACATAATTACAATCCCAATTCATATAATCAGGTGATAAAGTTAAATCATTTGTAGATGAACCATCAGTAGAATAAAACCTATTACCATTATTATTATTATTTGGGTCAAGTTCAATAGTTGATGTGTTAGTTCCATCAGTAGATGATATTGTAACATTATTATAAGATATACCGATAGTTGAAGCTTCATTAGTTGTAGCATTCTCTGACTTAATTTGAGTTCCATTTACTAATCCTTGTGGGTCTAATGAAATAGTATCTGTTATTGTATTAGTAGTATCAGTTGTTGTTGATATAATAGTATCTGGTGTGTATATTGTTTGTGATGTATTACCAAAGGCACCACCTACTGATTTAATACCAGTTCCATCTCCTAATGCTTTTGGGTCAATTGAGATAGTATCTGTTATAGGAGTAGAACCGTCATTACCAGACATATTTACATAACCTGGTCCAACATCAATAGTTCCAACATCAGTTCCATTACTTGACATTAAATTTGGAGTTTGTGATTGAATTTTAATATGTGATGTTATTGCTCCAGCGGGACCAGAACCTGAACCATCTTCAGAAAATATACCAGTTCCATTTACTAATCCTTGTGGGTCTAATGAAATAGTATCTGTTATATTTCCATCTGTTGTTATTGAGGTTATATCTGTAGGTGTAATATTTTCAGTTGAAGTATTTGTTCCATCAGTAGATGATATTGTATTAACTCCTGTTGAACTATCCATGGTAAAGATTAATGAGTTAATTCCATCAGTAGATGCTAGGTCTATTGATGCTTTATTTGTAGTAACACTACTTATATTTATTCCGTCACCATCACGACTTTCAATTAAATTATAGTCTGCGTATTGTAGAATTTTTGAGGCTGTTCCATCAGCTGTTGATGTCGCATCAATACTATTGAAATTCCACTTAAAAATAGAAGTAGAAGTATAAGAACTTTCAACTGATGTTATTTCTAATTGTTGATTTGTAATTGTTTGTGTTGTTGTTATAGAACCATCAGTAATTGAACTAACTATTTGTGTAGCTGATACTGATGTTGATGATGTATTACCTTCACCTACAATTTCATTGTATGTATTATCAGCAGCTATATAATTTGTAGTAGTATAAGTGCCATCTGTTGATGTTGAGGTTATATCTGTAGGTGTAATATTTTCAGTTGAAGTATTTGTTCCATCATATGATGTTAAAACTATACCTCCTCCGCCACCAGAAGATAAACTTAAATCACTACCTATTGTTCCATAAGTATTACTCATATATGATTGTAAATAACTTACTTCATGATATGCGGTATTAGTTCCATTAGTGTTTTCCAAATACAATGAAGCAGGACTAATTGTTAGAGTTGATGTATCAGTTCCATCAGTCACCGTAGATGTTATTGAAGCAGACGCTGAAAATGTAGCAACACCTGAAGGAACATCTAATAATAAAAACTCATTTAATCCATTAACACTTGTTCCTGAAGTTCCATTAGCACCAGATGTTCCTGAAGTTCCATTAGCACCAGATGTTCCTGAAGTTCCATTAGCACCATTAATTCCTGAAGTTCCTGATGAACCATTAATTCCTGAAGTTCCTGATGAACCATTAATTCCTGAAGTTCCTGATGAACCATTAATTCCTGAAGTTCCTGATGTTCCAGAGCCACTACCAGTTAAACCAGCAACCGATGCGGATAAACTCATAACATCCACTTGTAATTGTGTTACAGATTGTGATAATGATGATACTTCTACCGTTTCATCAGCTTGTGCTATCAAATCTAAAATAGCCATTCTATTGGTTGTTGTTATTTGTCCCATTTATTATTATTATTTTTTTTATGTTTTTCTTTTCTACAATACTTTTTTTTATTCTTATGAACACTTACCTTCATGACATCATAAAAGTCTCTTATATCTAATGTAATAGTCTTCATATCTTATTCTTTAGGTCCTAATCCAATTAAACTATCATTACTTCTAAGAAACATAATTCCTAATGCTAACCAACCACTAAGACTTTCTGCTGACGCCTTTCCAGTCCATAGCATTGCGCCACTGAATATGATTATACTCACTCCTAATAAGGTTGTGATAATACCTGTCTTTATTAATCTCTTCTTCATAAATGATTAATCTTTTTTTTTATTAAGTTCCTTATTAAGTTCCTTAATTTCTTTTGTAAGGTCTTTTACACTCTCACATAATGTATCAAATTTTTCAGTCATGTGTTCATATTTATTAATATGGTCATTCTTTAATACACTAAGTTCATTCTTAGCGTCATAGGCCACACTTTTAACCTCTTTTAATTCATCCATAGTTCTTTTTAGAAAATATGATATAACACCCATCATCACACCACCAATTAAAGTTAGAAAATTAATCATTTCCATTTTTTTTGTCATCTTTTTTTTCTTTATCTTCTTTATTCTCTTCTACTTTAAGAACTTTTGATAATAATAATACATTTTTAGATTTGTAGTTGCCTCTTTTCTTCTTAGTCATCTATGTTTTTATTTTTTAATCACAAAATTCACACGGGTCTATATTATCTAAAGGTGGATTAGGACCTTGAAACTTTCTACCTGATGTAAATATACCTGAAAAGTAATTTGATACATTAGGTTTAACCTCAAATGATAAATTAGATTGATAAAACTCAGGAAATTCAGCCGGATAGTTCTTAATAAAGTCTCTTGTTCTCTCATTATAGAACTCAGCATTGTTTCTAACTTGTTGTCTTAACCATTTAAGGTCATCAACACCTGATGGTTGAGAATTATCTGATGATTTCTGACTAACTGCCTTATTAGTAATTCTAAAATTAATAAAAGGTAATGCGTGATAAACAACCCACTCACATAAAGCTGGTTGAATATAATAAACCATTAGTTGATTGTAATAACCTGTATAGTTAGGACAATCATTTAACATTTTTGTATATAAGTTTTGACCTAATACTGATTGTATATTAAGGTCTTGTGCTTTCCAAATGAATTTTGTGATAAGGTCAGCATCAACATTATTTTCAATAACACTCATCTTATATACATAGTTGCTTGTTATGAATAATTTATAGTCCATTACCTTCTGTTATTTTTTCTATGTCTAACTCATACTTGTTTAATTCAAGTTTTGACTGAGAGCCATTAAATCTTAAAAGTCTATTATACACCGCTTCAACTAATTGTTGTTTAGGATTTATATACATTGCTTGAAACATCTCAACACCTTCTATAATTTCATTCTTAGCTCCTAATGAACCAGGAATTGCTATACCCATAATAATAGGATTAGTGATTGAATGTCCTGTTAAAATACCTTGAGTGATTTCTTTACTTAATTCAATAAATCTTTCATCACTATCATTTAGTTGTAAAGGTGTAATAAGAGGTGCGTTGTCTTCACCATCAGCAAATAAGAACATTGTCTTACCTGATTTAGTAGCACCTTCATAATCTGATTGTAATTGTCTAATAACACTTCTCATTTCATCATCAGATGGGACACCATTTCTAAATGTAATAACCATTGAAGGTGAAAAACCATTATCAACTTGATTTAAGTGAAATAAACTAATAGAGTATTCTAACGCTATCCAATTAACACATGATAAATAACCAGGTTGTCCATAAACTTCTGAACCTGGTCTGTATTCTTTAACATAAAGTATTTGAGATGCTACTGGATTTTTAGGATTATAAACTGGTTTCTTAACCGGTGTATATTTTCTTGTGTTAGACCAATCATCTGAGTAATAAACATACTTTTTACAATCAGACATTCTAACTTTGTTTGCTGGTAAATAATTAATCTCAGCTATTTTACTTTTATCTTTTGAGTAGATTATCTCTAAAGCAAATGCTCCGAATAATTCTAAGTCATAAGATGTTCTAAACGCAATGTCATTTAGTGATAATTCATTGTAAGGATTTGATACAAACTGAGCCGCTATACCATCTAAACCTTCTGTATTCCAACCATTACCAGCAATCATCATTGCCTTTCTATTTAGAATAGCATTGTGTTTAGCACTTCTATTCATTAATGAAATTAAATAGTCAGGATACAAATTGTCCTCCCCATAAAAAACATAACCAGCTCTTGATGCCTTTTCAACATACTGAGGAGCGGTAGATGTGTTAAAATTCTGAATTACAAATTGTATTTTTTTATCTTGTTCTTCCATTTTTTAATTTATTTTTTTAATAATTATCAAAAGTTGTGAATGTAAATCCTTCACTCGCTGTAAATGATACAAATGGAGTTGATGTTCCTGTAATCATTAAAAGTCCAGTCTCTACTAAACCTACTGAATTATTTATATTTAAGTCATATTGTGTTGTCATTTCATAAACCGAGTAGTGATACTCACCAGCTACTGCGTTAATAGTAACAGATGATGTTAAACTAACAGCTGTTCCTACTGAAATAGTAAAACTATCATAATAAGGTGATGTTGAGAAATTATCTGGTGAGATTATTGTCTCAACTAAACTATCTCTGTTTGATAATAACCAAGTATAGTATGGATTTACATTACTCGCCTTCTCCGATAGTGTCAGAACCACTGATTGACTTTGTGTCGTTGATAGATATATCATTTGTTTCTTTTGTTTTTTTACACTTACACTTAGTATTATCACATTTATCACATATTAGCTCAAAAAATTCTGGATACTTCTTAAACATATACGGATATAGTTCAACATCAATAAATTTACCTAAAACATCTCTATTCTCAAATGGAACTGATATAACCGTATTTATGTATTCATCTTTAAGTTTTATCTTCATAGTATTACTTATTTTTATATAATATATAATTTCCTACTTTTTCTAAACTTTCATATAAAAAAAAACCTCACCCAGGACGGATGAGGTGAAAAAAGGTAAAGAATATGGAAAAAACCTTTTTATTCTTGATATATTGATTTAAGCGATTACACTTAAAGCAGCCGCAGTAGTCACGATGTGTGCTGGTTCTGGTTCTTTACCTAAGAAAGTAATAACCGCACCGTTCAAGTCACCGTAAGCTTTACCTACACCTGGTGTAGAAGCCGATACTCTAACTGGGTTTTGTTTTCCCATAAGGTGATAAACACCTCTCTGGTCTTTAATTATAATTCTCCATTTACCTTGACCTAACAATAAGATTTGATTTCTTAATGTAGCATCTAATCTATGCAGAGTTATTGTAAGCGTTTCTTCATAAAACGCTGTTCCATTTTCCGTGCTGAACACTCCATTTTCAGTATAAGAACCTGTTTCTATTTCCTGCTCAAATGTATAGAATGATACGGTAGCACCACCGAACGCACTAATAACATTTGATGCTGTGAAAGAGTAAGATAATGCGTCAGCATTATACTCTCCAATATAAACTTCTTGAACACCTCCAATATTGTCTCTACACCCTAATGTATAGCCATTTGTTAATACACAACTCATTTTTATTTAATTTTTTTTTCTAAGCTTCTGGGGCTACTTCTCAGCGTTTCACCCCATCCACTTTAATTTTTTTATACTACTATTAAGATGCCTTAATAACTACATAAGAAGGGAATGCTACCTGAGCTCCAACTTTCAACTTAGCTCTAAAGTAAGTGATGTTGTCTCTGATGTCATACCAGAATTGGAAACCATCTCCGTTTCTTGCTTCACCGAAACTATCAGTTCCGAAGAATAAGTTAGAAGCTGGAGTAAGAACCATTTCATTTCTTCCGTTAAGACCTCTTGTTGCTACAATTCTAACATTAGTGTTAGTGTAGTTCTCAAGAACCCAAGTGTGTCCAGAAACACCGTCATATCCGAAGAAATAGTTGTTGTTTCTTAATGCGTTCATCAATACTCTAAAGTTTGAGTGAGACATAAATAATGTTAAATCACTTGCGTCAAGAACATCATTTGGTAATAGTCTGATTAAATCATCTACTACATCTAATGCGTTAGCAGTTGTAAGTGCTCCAGAGAAAGTTGAACTAACTACAGAGTTTGTAGCTGAAGTGTTTTCAAGGATATGTAACATACCGTTACAAAGTGCTAAATTACCACCACCATAAGTAGATGAAACAGAACCTTTCCAGAAGATGTCTTCTACAAATTGTCCTACTTTTTCTACTTTGTTAGCTAAGTAAAGTTGGTTGAATGCTTCTGGTGCGAATTCATTATAAGAACCTTCTTTAGCCAATTGGCCAATCCAGTATTGCTCAAATGTATCAACACAGATACTTTCTTCTATTTTTACGGGACAAACCGTAATGTCTCTTTGTGTAAGAGTTGTTGAACCAGTTGGTGAAATTGTTCCACAACCACCAGCTACTGCTGTAAGAGTGTTTGTAAGTAAGTTGATGCTATCAGCATATTTAATTCCTGTCTGAACAGAAATAAAATCAAATGTATTACCAACCAATACAGCCTCTTTAAGTAATATACCAGACAATTGGTCTGTATATCTTGTTAAACTTCCTAAATTTAGTGTGCTCATTTTTTATTTATTTTTTTTTTTGGTTATTTACCTGTTGTTTTTTCTCACTTTCTCTCTAATAGCCATTACATCTACCATACCAAGTGAGTTAGATTTTTCTTCATGTGACTTGAATTCAGCTGATACAGCTTCAATCTTAGAAGTAGATGGAAGTTCAGCGATTTTAGAAAACTCAGATTTCATAACCTCATTTTCTTTTTCAACCTCAGCAAACTTCTTAGCCATTTCCTCAACTTTCTCTTCAATCATCTTGATTTTTTCCATAAGTTTTTTCATCTCTTCAGATTTTGGCTCTTCTTCTTTAACTTCTTCTTCAGCTTCAACCTTTTCTTCTTCAGGTTTAACTTCTTCTCCAGCTTCAACTTCAACAGAACCTTCATCTTCTCTTTCAACTTCGCCATCTGGTTCAACCATAGCTTTGATTTTACCAGCCTCAACTAAAATCTTTACACCGTCGTCAAAAACATATTCTCCGTCTAAAAGAGGAACATTGTTTCCTTCTTCATCTCTCAAATATACTTCTGAACCAATCATAAAGTTCTCATCTGGAGTAACTATAAGTCTATCACCTGCCTTTTGTTCAGCAAATTTTACCTCAGAAGATACTAATGACTTCAATTGTGACTTGATTTTCTCAATTAAATCTTGTTTATTCATTGTATTTGTTATTTTTTTATATACTATAATATAAATAGTATTGTTTTTTCTAAAATTCAACCTTATTTTTTTTTATTTTAGGCCAAAAATCTTTAATAAATCATCTAAATCTAAATCATCAACACTAATTTCCTTAACATTTGATAATTGAACTAATTGTTGTCCTAATAAACCTTCAATAGAAAAACCGAACTTACCATTACCTTTAACTTCACTTAACCAGAAATCTTTATTCTCTACTTTAACCATAATCATATAAGTTCCTATAGGCAACTCAAATCCATACATTCTACTTTTATCATAAACTTCATTCTCAATAATCCAATCTTCCATAATGAAGGCATCAACCATTTGATTAGAATGGTCTATGTTAATTCTTCTATTAGAACCGTATTTATTAAATTTCTCAACCATTCTTACAATAGTTTCTTTTGAGAACTTAACATAATACTGACCATACTTCTCATCTTCTCTATAAATCTTCATATCAGGTATTAAAGCAGGACCTACAATAATTTGTTTGTCCTCCACTTCCTTAAATGACATCATAGAACTATTATTAAAAGCCATACC